TAGACCACTTGGAGAATTTCCAGATAAGGTAGTTTAATATGCCTTTTATTTTACCAGCAAACACTCTATCAGCAGGTGGTTATGATGTAGATAACTCATTAAGGTTTGATGAGGCAAGTACAACTTTTTTAAGTAAAGCATCATTTGGAACTCCTACATCTACACAAAAATCTACAATTTCGTTTTGGTGTAAAAGATCATTAATTGAAGAGGGAATTATTTTTATGAATGATAGTGCCACTTTTCCTATAGCAAAAATATATTTTGATTCTTCACATAGATTTTCTTATATTGAATTTAATCCAAGCACTACTGCTTTAAGAACTACCAATGCAGTTTATAGAGATGTGTCAGCTTGGTATCATTTTGTAGTATCTGTAGATACCACACAAGCAACAGCAGGTAATAGAATTAAAATATATGTTAATGGAGTTCAGGAAACATCTTTTGAATCAAGTACCAACCCATCAGAAGATGCAAGTGTAACTATAAATGATAATTTAAGAACAGGAATTGGAGGAACAGGCGCTGCTGGTGGAGATGGTTTTGAAGGTTATATATCTGAATTAGTTAGAATAGATGGTCAAGCACTAGCCGCAGATTCTTTCGGAGAATTTGACGAAGATAGCGGAATATGGAAGCCTATAGATGTATCAGGTTTAACTTTTGGAGATAATGGATTTTATTTAGAAACAAAACAATCAGGCACTTCTCAAAATTCTAGTGGTTTAGGTGCAGATACAAGTGGTAATGATAATCACTTTGCAGTTAATAACCTTACAGCAGTAGATCAATCTACAGATACCTGTACTAATAATTTTGCAACCATGAATTCTTTAGACACTAATAGCAACCATACATTTAGTGAAGGTAATCTTAAAACAGTTTATTCAGCTGCCGCTGGAACTTTTGGTGTTACAAAAGGTACAATTGGAGTTAGTGCTGGTAAATGGTATTGGGAAGTAAAATACACTTATGGAAATGCTGGACAATTTGGATTTTTTAATGTCAATGATTCTCTTTCTAACACTGTAGATATTTTTAGTGCGGCAGGTGCAGGAACTTTTAACGGACTTGCTTGGAGAATAGATACCTCTAATAATATTAAAGAAGTTGGATTTGAACAATCAGCCGATACAGGTGTGGATTTTGCCTCAGGTAATATTTTAGGAATAGCTTTTGATGCTGATAATGGAAAACTTTATGGATTTAAAAATGGTGCTGAACTAAGTGGACAAGATATTAGTGCAGGTACTTCTTTAATGACTGCTGTAACTGTATCTGATTTTTATCTACCTTTTATTTCCAATGGAGATGGTGGTAGTGGAACAAAAACTGGAACATCAGAAGTTAATTTTGGTTCTCCATCTTTTGCAATATCATCAAGCAACGCTGATGCTAATGGATTTGGAAATTTTGAATATGCAGTACCATCAGGATATTTTTCTCTCAACACAAAAAACCTAGCGGAGTTTGGATAATGGCTTATACAACTATAGATAACCCAAGTCAGTATTTTTTGACCAAGCTCTATGCTGGTAACGGATCAACTCAAAACATTACTGGAGTAGGATTTCAACCTGATTGGGTATGGATTAAAAATCGCGCTCAAGCAGATGATAATGCTGTTACAGATTCTGTAAGAGGGGTAACAAAAGAATTAAATACAAATGATAATGGTGCTGAATCAACAAATGCAGATGGTTTAACAGCATTTGGATCAGATGGTTTTAGTCTTGGCGATGATGTTATTTACAATACTAATGCTGAAAATTATGTATCTTGGAATTGGCTTGCTGGAACATCATTTACCAATGACGCAAGTGCAACAGGAATAGGAAGTATTGATAGTGTTGGAAGTGTAAATACAGATGCTGGATTTTCTATAGTTTCTTATACTGGTACAGAAAATTTGGGAACAGTAAAACATGGTTTAGGTGTTGTACCTTCAGCAATTATTTTTAAAAATAGAAGTGCTTCTGCTAATTGGAAAGTTTATCATAAATCTTTAGGTGCTACAAAAGGGTTAAAATTAGATTCATCAGACGCACTTTTTACATCTGCTGGAAATTTTAATAACACAGAACCTACTTCTTCTGTATTTACTGTTAATACTGATGCTGGATTAAATGGTTCAGGAAATTCTATCATTGCTTACTGCTTTGCAGATGTTAAAGGATACAGCAAGATGGGATCTTTTATTGGGAACGGAAATGCTAATGGACCATTTATATATCTTGGATTCAAACCAGCTTGGATTTTATTTAAACGAGCAAGTGATGGCACAAATAACTGGGGTATAATCGATAATAAAAGAGATACATTTAATCCAGTTACTCAACAACTACACTCTAATTTAAATAATGCAGAAGGTACTACTTCTGGTAATGGTTGTGGTGATTTTTTATCTAATGGTTGGAAAATTGGAGTAAGTTCTGGTTCTAGAAATGCTTCAGGTGTAACTTATATTTTTTTAGCTTTTGCAGAAAACCCATTTGTTACCTCAACAGGAATACCAGGAACAGCAAGATAATGGCAAAGCAATCTTCTACTGAAGTAAAATTAGAATTTATCTGCAGAGAGATTAAGGAATTAAAAGACGAACAAAAAAATCTAAGAGCAGATATTAATAGAGGTAAAGGAGCTTTATGGATATTATTAATAATAGCTGGTATGGTTACTGGTTTTATGGAATGGTTTAACAAATAATATGCAATTTATGTTAATTGTTTACGCTTGTTCCGTTGTTTATGGTGCTTGTGGTAAAGGAATACAGGACTTAGAATTATATGATACTCATAAAGAATGTGTTTTAGCTGGTTATCAAACATCTATTAAAGCTATTAATATTTTAGAAGAATCTCTAGTTAATAAAGAAAAAATATTTTATAAATTTAATTGCCTATCCACATCTAGTACATAGTCTTTACACATACACCATATATAGTTATACAACTTGTAGGTTATGGGTATTAATTACAAACAAAACAAAGGGATTATATCAGAATTAATTGCTTTAGCTTACCTTGCAAAGCAACCTGATACGATTGTATTTCAAGCTATTGGCGGAATTGGTCCTATAGATATTGTTACTTTTAATATTAAGACAAAAGAGTATACTAATTATGATGTTAAGTCTGTATCATATAGAAAAAACAAAAGTTGTTTTAATAAAAAAGGAGATAAAATTAATAGATCTCCTAGTAAAAAACAAAAAGACTTAAAAGTAAAATTATTATATGTAGATGAAAATGGAACAGTACAATGAAATTATCAGCTAACTTTAACCTATCAGAACTTACTAAGTCGCAAACTGCGGAACGCAAGGGAATACCTAACAACCCTTCCCCAGGTCATATTGATAATTTAAAAAAACTTTGTATGAATGTATTGCAACCTATTCGTTCTGAATTTGACAAACCTGTTATTATTTCATCAGGCTATCGGTCTCAAGAATTGTGTGTTGCTATAGGTTCAAAAATCAGCAGCCAACATGCCGAAGGAAAAGCGGCAGACCTAGAGATCCCTTCTATTGATAATAAAGAATTAGCGTGGTGGATCAGAAATAATTTAGAAGTAGATCAGCTTATCTTAGAATTTTATAAAGAAGGAGAGCCTAACTCTGGTTGGATTCATGTATCTTATAATGAAGAGAGTAACAGAAACCAATATCTTATTGCTTCCAGAAATGAAGATGGTAAAACCATGTACAAACCTTGGTAGTAAAATGATACATTTATTAAAATTATTTAACAATCCTTTAGTTAAAATGGGAGTAGATAAAGTATCATCTCATTTTAAACACAAAGCAGAAAAAGTAAAAGTTATCAGAGCTGCTGAAATAGAAGCTGCAAAAGATGTAGATATAACTAGAATTAAAAGTCAAAACAATACAATCAAAGATGAGGTATTAATGTTCTGGTTGATTGGTATGCTTACGACTGGTTGGTTTCCACAAACAAGAGATAACTTTAGGGAGTGGGTTTCCATCATAAATGACCTACCTGATAGTGTATGGTATCTTGTAATTATTGTGTTTACAGCAAGTTTTGGCTCTAAAGTTTCTGATAAGCTAATGAATAGAAAAAAAAAATAATGTCAAAAGATATTTACAAATCCTTCAGTTCACAGTATTCAAAGAAAGTAAGTTTATTATCACAACAAGGATTAACTAATGGCAATAAAAAATATTCACGGAATAGCAAAGCTAGAAAAGTCAAAGGTAGTAAGAAAAGGTAGACACTCCAAAGCTCATAAGAAAAAGAAATTTGCTCGTGGTCAGGGGAAACCCTTATGAGAAAATTTTGTGGTTGCAAGAAAGAGTCTTGGTATAGTATAATACGCAACTTTATTTTAAGAAAATTACTTACCTTTTTCAGCAGAATGGAAAACAAACTATGGCGTGAGCTATTTGTGTTTAAATCTACTAAGCGATGTACTTGCAAAAGTATGGAAGAATTTAAAAGAAGTGTATCATCCCAATCTCCTAACTCAGATATGTTTAAATGAGAGAACGACTAAAAGATTTAATTGCTAAGAACTATGAACAAGGCAAAATAGAACATAGCAACAAAATTCTAAAGAAAGCTAGAAAAGAAGTTAATATTAATGGCAACGGAACTTCAGGCTATGTCATTAAACAAGGTTCTGAAAAAGGTAGAGTTTTAAAACATATTCAAATTAAGAGTAAGAACATATGAAGATAAGTGAAAACACAAATATAGGATTACCATTAAGAAATTTAATTGGTTTATTAATTGCGATAGTAACAGGTGCTTGGTTTGCTTTTGGAGTTATTGAACGACTAAACAAATTAGAAACTAAAAATCAATTATTTGAAAAAGATTTACTAGAGGCTAGTGTTCAAAAACCTATAGACCAAGAACAATTTATGCTCATAGAATATATGTCTAAACAATTAGAAAAACATCAAAATCTATTAGACCAAAATATTCATACAGGAGTAATGTTAAAAACATTTGAAAAGGATATAACCAAACTTAAAAAAGATGTGGAAAGATTAAAAGACTCTACTAGAGATATTAAATTCTCCAATGGGAAACACTAATGATTGAAACAGTCATTGCTTTATTTATGTCTATGGCTGGAGAATTAAAAGAATTTAAACATCAAAATACTATCCATGAATGTCTAATGAAGAAAAGAGTGGCAGAAAGAAATAGCGGTAATAATATTCGTTACTCCTGTGGAGAAGTAAAAGCAACAGTTGAAGTTAATAATGATGGAAGTAAATCAATAAAGAAAATTATAAATAAAAACAAATGAATATAGCAGAACTATTTAAAAAGAATTTTATATTAGTACCAGTCATTGCCTCTGTTCTGGTCGGAACATTTACAGGAGTTAAGTATGTAGTCAATCTAACCGACACTATTAATGCTTCTGAACAACACATTGTTAATATGGAAAGAGATTTGGGTGTTGCTCAAGATCAAATTAATGATTTAAAAACTAGACTTGGTAAGGCTGAAGCTACATGGGAAATGGCAGAAAACTTATATGAAGTTTTAGCAGATAAAGTTAGGGAGCATGATTATGATATTA